CGGCCTCCGGACGGTCGCCAAGGGACAGGCCGACGCAGCCACGGCACGCGCCGACATCCGCGAAACCATCCCCACACTGTTTCCTGACGCGCCGACACTGGCCGAGATTGAAACGGTCAAGAAGTCTGACCAGTGGGTAGAGTTCGATGGACAGGCGCGCCGCATCTTCGCCGTGGCATGGTGTACCGCTCCGCGCATGGTCAAGATGCCCGGAGATGACAAGGCGACTGAGTACCTGCCTAGCGAAACTGACATCCGCTTCTGGGAGTCAGACAACAAGACTGCGAAGGCCTACGCCCCGGACGAAACGGCAATCCGCAAGGCCATGCAAGCGTATGTACGGGTATCGGTTAAGCAGAACATTACCGAATTCATCCCCGATGCGATTGACGCGACGGAAACCGAAGAGGCCGTGAAACTCCCCGACCCCGTGGCAATCCTCGCACTGGTCGATGCCGCACTGGTCACCCTGTCCGAGCATGACAACAAGGCCGCCCTTGCCCTGCTTAACGGGTTGGATGCCCTTGTCACGGCGTGCCGCAAGCCTCTCGCCGAGGGTAAGGCGCTGAGCCGTAAGGATTGACTGGATGGGGGCGGTTTGCGCCGCCCCCTACCCCTTCACCGTATTACCTAATACGCCACGCACGAACCCTGCCCCTGCTAGGCTCGACCTAGTGGGGGCTTTTTTGCGCCCAAAATTTTTTTGGACGCCAGTTCCGAAACCAGTTCTACAGAGACCAGTTCTTTGGGCGATGCCAGTTCTACAGAGACCAGTTCTACAGAGACCAGTTCTAATGACGCCAGTTACCTCTGCGGGAGCGTCGATGTTCCAAGGATAGTCCCTGTTTGTTCCATTTGTTCCAAGCGATTTCTTTGGTTGGAACAAGATTTTTCTATTGGAGTCAAAGAGTTAGGCCATTTGTTCCATTTGTTCCAACTTTTTGAAAATAGGCTAGTTGGGAGAGAGCGAGGACGGAACGGCAAGCGTCATTTCTTGACGACCTAAAATGAAGTTTTTTCCGCCAAAACTTGTCTTATTTCCCCGTCATACTTAAAAATCGTGGAACATGGAACAAATCGTGCTTTCCTATATATATTTGTATTATTTTAAATAATAATAATACCTCTTTTCTCTCTGGCACTCTAATAAAATCAATGACTTACGAATCCCACTCCGCCCTCGACTTTGCCCACTTTGAAGAATAGTCCCTGTTCCATGTTTGGAACATTTGGAACAAACTGGGATTATTTTTCGTATTACCTAATACTATAAAACGCGAACACCACCCCGCGAAGCCAGTTCTAGCGTATTAAACTAATACGCCCACGATTTTCATTCCGCTGCCCTACGCTCCCTGCCGTATTACCTAATACGGTCTCATACCACGCTATAACTCTGTGCCATATATTCCTACTAAAAACTTCACTAAAAACATCATATTTCGTTACCGCATAGGGAACTAATCCGGGTTTGAACTGTCTAACTATACGAGACGGACAGAAACGACCACGGCAAGCAAGACGAGCGTATTACCTAATACGCGAACCTAGCGGGAACCAAACCCAAGCCGCACGGTCTAACTAGAAGTCAACGACGGCACAAGCAGAAAGCCTGTAGTGCAAGAAGGCGCGGTGGACAGAGCCGCGACGAACCGATGGCAAGGTTCGGTGTCCCCATATCAAGGGTGACGAGTGTGCGTAGTACTCGGGGGCGTAACCCCTCAACGCAACAGGGTCAGACGGTGACAAGTCGCCTAGTAGTTAGCGGCCTGTAAAACCTGTCAGCCATGTAAATCCTGCGTCAGGCGTATTACCTAATACGCAAGGGGTAGGGCGGTGACGGGGGGACAACTGTAAAGCCAAGCGGTATGTGTAGTGTAAAACCGAAGGCAGGTACAGGGTACGGCAAGAGCGACGAACGGCTTGACTGTTTGACCCACAGCCGATACGGACAGGCAATGTATGTCCGGCAGCGGTAGGGACATGAGGTGTGGGCGTAACAACCCAAGCCGTCCCGAGTATCTGCCTATAACGCTGTGAGCCGCTGAACAAGCGAGTGAACAGCCTAGCGATGACGGTGTTGTGGGGTAAATGTTGTGGGGTAAATCCTGCGACTCCCTGCCCCGCATCACCGTCGTCGCGTGGGTGTTTATTCTTTTTAACGGTGTTAGCACACACCGGGTAGAGTTTTCTAAAAAAGTCGCGACACCACCAATTAGCGTATTAACCAATACGGAGACTGACCATGCGCCCTGTCGCAGGAGCCGAGACGGGAACCATCTGGTGCGTAGTGTGTCAGATGGAAGAGGTCGCATCGCGCCGTGTCGTGGCGGGATTCATAACCTGCCTACGCTGTGGCGAGGAGGATGCGAGGAAGGTGCAGCACACCATCGTGCCGATGCACAAGAGCAATTATGTCCCGGTGACCAACCGGGAGGACTTGAAAGGTATCAACAACAAAGGAGGTTTTTACCGATGACTAGGAAAGACTACGAGCGCATCGCAGATGCGATGAAGCGTGCGTACTGGCAGACGGGTAACAGGGACATGATTTCGTACATGACCTATGTCCAGAACCTTGCTGTCGAGTTTCGGAAGGACAACCCGAAGTTCACCCCGCACAAATTCTACGAGGCGTGTGGTCTGCTGAACATGGGCGCAGACGAGGAGGAGGTGTGAGATGAACGAGAAGAAAGCATTGCGGGTTCTGGTGGTGTTTGAGTTTGAAGGCATCGAAGACCCCGACAGCAACGAGGCCGACGCCATCGTCGAGTCATTGACATATAAGTGCGACAGATTCCGTGCCGAAGCCGGGGCGCACAGCGCGTGGGTCGAAGAAGTGTACGGCGCAGACAAGGAGGAGGTGTGAGATGAAGATTCAATTGGACATCGAGGACATCGACGAGCCGCTCTATGACGCGCTGTTGGCTGCGTTCCGTGAGAAGGCAAAGGCACAGGGATTCGATCCCGATGCGTACAGATTTGACGAGTGGGTTGTGTCGTGCAAAGCGGAGGACAAGGCATGAACGACACAGACCTGCGGATACTGGAGATGTACTACGGCGGTATGGATGCAGAGGTGATAGCCGATGAACTGCGGCTCTCTGTCGCCACCGTGAAGGAAGTCATCAAAGCGTTTGAAGACGGCGAATACAAGACACGCTAGGAGGTGTGAGATGAACGAAGAACAGAAGACCGCGATTCGTTGTGCTTTCGCAGACCTTATCGGTGCGGTGCAAGCGTACAAGCAGGGCGACTACACCCTGCATGACTGGGAAGCGCACATCGCAAGCATCGAGGACTTGAAGCGCGAGTTTGATTTTCTCGACGATATCCCTGACAACATCTACGAGGAGGACAAGTCATGACCGACAGAGAAGCAAAACTGTTGAACGCTTTGACCACGGCTAATGATTTGCTTGGCAAGTGTGACCAATACATCAGCGCCGAGCCTAGCCGCATCTTCAAGTGGTTCTGTATCGGATTGTTCGTAGGCTTTTTGATTGGGAGGTTTGTGTGACGAGCGGAAAATATGACCGACTCTTGGATGACAGGCCGTCAGGCAAGATTGAAGACACCACCGAAGGACTCATCCGCGAAATAGAAAAATCTGAAATAAAGTTGGCAGACCTGCGGAACTTATACGAACAACTGCGGTCTAAGATTATATGTGAACACTCATGGCAGCGTTACATCCGTGACAGGCTGCATCGTAAACAACAAAGCGTATTACCCAATACGGAGGAGAAGTGAGATGACTGACGAAACTATTACTGAAGACACCTTGCTTAGTAAGCCCAAGCACATCGTGTCCCTTGCATCATCGTGCGTGTTGGTCTCTATCGAGAGCCATGTCTGGAACGCGACGGTGCAAGACCGCGAAATCAGCGAAGAGGTAACGACGGCGAAGCGTGCCGATAAGGATGCAGGGCGGTTCGTCAAGAACCTTCTTGCCAAAAATGTGGAACACAAGGCCGTGATGAATTATCGGCAGACCATCTACAATTGGTCGCAGCGATGCACATATGACTGGGCGGGGTCGCTACGCCTACTACCTGTGACCAATCTGGTCAGGTTCCACACGGAGTACACGGCGCACGCCAACAAGTTCCACGATTTGGTGGAGGACTTCTTGGACAAGTATCCGAGCATCGTGTCCAACATGGCGTTCGTGCAGGGGTCGATGTTCGACCGGAGTGAGTACCCCGATGTGTCCGATTTGCGGGGCAAGTTCAGCATCGACCTGATTCAGACCGAGGTGCCGACCGGGGACTTCCGCTGTGCCATCGCGTCGGACTTGGCTGCGGATATGTCCACGCACTACGAGCGTCAGGCCAAGCGGTTGGTGGAAGACATCTTGTCCAAACAGTCTACGCAGTTGGTGGACATCATGAAGTCTATCTCGCATTGCTGCGAGACCGAGATGGTGGTGGACGATAAGGGCGAGGTCAAGGTGCGCCGTCGCAAGTTGTACGACTCCACGTTGGAGCGCGCCCGTGAGTTGTGCGAGACATTCAAGGGCTTCAATCTCACCGCTGACCCTCGCTTGGAGGAGGCGCGTGCAGGACTGGAGAGCGTCTTGGGTGATGTGACCATCGAGCAGTTGCGTAACTCCGAGACCAAGCGAATCGTGGTCAAGGAAGGTATCGACGACATCCTGTCGAAGTTTGGTATGTGACCGTATTAACTAATACTGGAGGTAATGTATGGGTATTCAAATCAATGACACCGTTGCGCTGAGCGACATCCCGCTCTTGCTCACTACCGTGGGCAAGGACATCACTGTGGTGCTGAAAGGTGAGCCGGGCATCGGCAAGTCGAGCGCATTGCACACATTAGAGGATGTCTTGGGCGATGCGTATGACTACATCTACGTGGACTGTCCGGTGCAGGACTTGTCCGACATCGTGATGCGTATCCCGAACCATGGCACGAAGTCATTGGAGGCGTATGTCTCATCGCTGTTCCGGTTCGACTCCCCGAAGCCCAAGGTCATCATGCTCGACGAGTTCATGAAGACCAACAAACTGCTTCAGACGCTGTTCACCCGACTGATGTTGGAGAGAAGCGTAGGCGATAAAGCATTGCCTGCTGGATCCATCGTGTTCGCAACGTCTAATCATTCATCTGATGGTGTTGGCGATGCGATGCTTGCCCATGCGGGTAACCGTGTGATGGTGGTGAACGTGGACAAGCCGCGCCATGTGGCGTGGAATCTGTGGGCATCGAGTCGTGGCATCTCTTCTGTGTTGCGTGCATGGGTCGCCATGAATCCGAAGTGTCTTGCCTCATACCTTGATGGTGAGCAGGATGACAATGAGTTCATCTTCAACCCGACCCGCCGTGGCGTGATGTCTTTCGTATCGCCGCGCTCCCTCGCCAAGGTCGATGTCGTGGTCAAGAACCACAACAAGTTGGGACGCAGCCTGACCCGAGCAGGTCTTGCAGGTACTTGTGGCGTGGCGTTTGCCAACGCATTTGAAGCGTACTTGATGCTTGAGAAAGAGTTGGTGTCGGTTAGAACCATCATCAACGACCCGCTGAACACGCCTATCCCGGAGAAACCCGCTGCGCTGTTCATGACCATGTTCAACGCTGTGGACACCATCGAGACGCAGGACGACCTGTCATCGTTCATGGAGTTCGTCAACCGCATCAAGTCTGAAGAGGTACAAGAGTGCTTCTTCACGATGGCATTGCAGGGGCGTATCAGCAGACTGGCAAGTCGTAACTTGCAGATGAAGGAATGGGGCGTGAAGAACCTGCCACTCATGATGCCGTAAGGAGTTCTATATGCAACCGAACGCAGAAATCCGCCTGAAGAAGGCGCACATCAAACTCATCAAGCATCCCGATACCTGCCTGTATGGTGGCGTGATGCTGATGGGTGAGTCGAGCATTGTCGATGACCCGAAGGATTGTCCGACCGCTTACACCGATGGCTACAACAAGCGATACGGTCGAGTGTTCATGGACAGCCTGTCAGACCAGAACATCGCAGGTATTGTCCTGCATGAGAATTTACACGTGCTACTGATGCACATCCCGCGACACCGGGACATGATGAAGACCGATACACAGTTGGCGAACATGGCGATGGACTACGCCGTGAACGACATCATCATGGGATTGGCTACGAAGAATCCGACCCTCATCGGACTGCCCGATGGTGCGTTGTATGACCCGATGTTCTCCGGTTGGTCTGTCCGTCGCATCTACGACTATCTGAAGAAAGAACAACAACCCGGAGGTGGCGGCGTCGCGGGCAGTAGTAGCAACGGTAAAGGTATTGGACGAGGTAAGCCGTTGGATGAGCATGACCCGAACCCGCAGGACGGCATGACCGATGAGCAGAAGAAGCAAGCGCGGCGTGATGTGGAAGATGCAATTAACCAAGGTGGGATTCTTGCTGGTAGATTCGGCGCTAAAATCCCGCGTCTCATCAAAGACATCATGGCACCACAAGTGGACTGGCGTGAGTTACTCCGCGAGTTCTGGTCTTCGTCTGTGCGTGGCGCGGATGAGTTGACGTGGCGCAAGTTCAACAAGCACCGACTGGCCGATGACCACTACCTGCCATCTCTTATCAGCGAGACCGTTGGTGAGGTGGTGCTTGCCATCGACACATCAGGCTCCATCAGTAATGACGATATCGGGCGAGTGGCAGCGCAGATTCAAGAACTGTGCGACAGCGTAACTCCTGAGCGTATCCGAGTGCTGTGGTGGGACACGCAGGTGCACGGTGAGCAGGTGTTCGACGGCGACTACACCAACATCAAGGGCTTGCTCAAGCCGATGGGCGGGGGCGGTACTCGTGCGGGGGCTGTCAGTGATTACATCGTCAAGAAGAACATCAATCCAGACTGTGTGATTGTATTTACTGACGGTTACGTGGAACAAAACGTGGACTGGCAGGTCAAAACTCCGACGCTGTGGCTTATCACGCAGCAAGGCAACAAGGGGTTTGCTCCGCCGAGCGGCAGCAAGTTGGACATCAACGGTTGAGCGTATTAACCAATACGGAGAACGAGCATGGCTTACAAGAAGTACGCACGAGAGTGCACGGCATGCGGCAAGGGCATGAACGAGGGGTACATTATCGGGGACGGCATGGAGTACTACTGCTCTGATGCTTGTTTGTACCTGCATATGACCCCTGCGGAATATCTAGAACTTCACGCAGACGGTGAGGGCGATTCGTACTGGACGACATGGTACGAAGACCCCGACGAGTACATGGTGGACGAGGACGACCCGGCTCCGAACAAGTTGAGCGTGGATTTGTTGGAAGACGGGGGGATGGTGGACAGCGAGAAGGTCAGACATATCCTTGACAAGCAACTGCGCCGTGCTGGCCTCGACCCCGACAAGTACGAGTTCATCAACTGGACTATCAACTGCGATGTACAAATCAAAGAGGGGGTGTGAGATGAATTGGAACCACAGAATAATCCGGTTCAAGGAGCCGGGAAGTGACGATGTGTCCTACAAGTTTGCCGAAGTGTTCTACGAAGACGGCAAGTTAATTAACTATCACGACCCGTTCATGTGGAGCGAGACGGTTGAAGGTATACAGGAGTTGGCACAGCGGTTGCTTAAGGCAACTACGCAACCTGTGTTAGACGAGTCTGACTTTTCAGAGGAGGTGTGAGATGGACAAAAAAGTAATCATCGAAGTACGAGGTGGCATCCCCGAAATCGTCGAGGCACCGGATGGTGTGGATGTAGAGATTTGGGACTACGACACCGACGGGTACATCGAAGCCGACTTGCTTGAGGACGCTGACGGGCGCAAGTACTTCTTGAGGGAGGGATGAAGTGAGTAAACACTTAGAAGAGAAGTACCCCGAGTACACCGGATTGACTCTTATACCAAAACACTGGCACCCAGAAGACGAAGACAGCATTTACTGTGAATGCGTCGAGCGTCCAGAATTAAGCAGATACTTTTTTTACCTGTGGTTAGACGATTGGAACATAGTTAAATGAAAACGGTACGACTCCCGCAGCGTACGAAGTTATACGGTTGGGACTACAACAAAGACTGTGAACTGCGTATGACTGGCAGGGAGTGGCATGAGTATGCCAAACGCGATGAGTTCAAGACGGAGCATGGCTCTGACTCTGCGTGGGGCAGCAAGTGTGAGGTATGGTTAGATGGTACAAACATCAACAAACGATAGGAGATATACACATGGGTAGCAAGAAAATAAAGAACGCTTTTGTGATGAGCGAGTTGTTTGTCGAGGGGCAGCACACCCCGCAGGACATACAGAAGTTCAGCCGTTCACCACTGTTCCCAATCGCGGCGACCATCTACAACACCGTAGACAAGGCATTGCGCGTGGGGCATATCGAATATAGAGCGTCAGGCGCAAGTGAATTAAACCACATCGACCCTGCTAAGACAGACATGACGGCGTATTTCTGTACGCCCGAGGGTTTGACGGTTGCAAAGGCCATTTGCAGGACAGGACAATTTTCCTTCCACACTACGTACGATGTACTTAGCAGCGGTACATCTATGGGTTCCCCCGATTTGACCACGACAAACGCAAATTATATCCGTGCTAAGTTGTCTAAGAGTTCAAATCATCCTGCACTTAGTTCTTTACAGGCGTGCATCAGGTCAACGCAGACTGTTATCTCATATAAGTTACGCGGTATAACCGACTCACTCGTCGATAAGTTTTTCGGCAGTGGAGTGAGCCTTCGTCCGACCATCGACTTGTCAAGGACAGAGGCTACGTACCTTGCAGACATCGTGATGGGCAAGGCAACCTCGATGGATATCCCTCCTGCTGATTGGCAGGATATTGAGATTAAGTATCAAGCCCATAGTCATAGAGCCGCCAAGTTTGATAGCGCCATCGAGCAAGCCCGAGAAGCATTTGACGGGGATAAGTGGGTGTTCATCCCCGAAATAAACGGCGGTGTCATGCTAGGCGCTATTCGTTCCGATGGTGTGCAAAAAGCGTTGGACGCTTACCGACTTGGTAATTATCTTCCGTCTCACGAGAACGCTGAACACGTCTACGCAAACTTTGTCATCCCGCTCAAGTGGTACCCGAGTGTCGAAGCGTTGCCCGAAGACTACAAGCGTGAGTTGGACTACGCTCTAGTGATGCTCAAGGCTCATCGCGGTAGCGAAGCGAACAACGAACCCAATTTGATCCCTGTCACAAAGTACGGGGAACTATCGAATTGGCCGCAGATTGGCGCGTTCAAGCGTGACGCGGTGATGTTCTTGCCGAAGTGAGGTGAGGTATGAACAAGAATAAGATTCATACTTTAACTTTGACCAAGTACGAACCGTTAACGGGGCCATTTTTTCCACGGGGTCAGCCGGGACCCACTGATGTTGCCCGTGTAATCATGGTTCGACTGATGTCTATGGACACGAACGAAGTGACTGACGGGTTTGAAATTCATGTAGGCAACAACAAGTCTCGTATGTTCACCAAGGACACCCTGCCAGACGATATAAAATTCCAACTGGCGATGATTCATTCGATTGACTGGGAGGAGTACAAAGGCTACGAAGAAACGTTACTAGGGTTAGACCTATTTGTACTCCCGCCGCTTTATCCAACGGCGTGCGAAGAGTTTGGGTGGATGCGTTACGGCAACATCTATGTCCTTGTTTTGCCTAAAAAAGTTTTAGAAGAGTTGCAAGGACAAGTCCCGCATGGTTAGGTAGCGTATTGTTTAATACGCTGTCTGCTATGAGGGAACATGACTCCAGAGGCCAAAGTAAAGAAGCGAGTGAAGGAAATTTTGACTGACCTTGGCGCGTACTACTCGATGCCAGTGACCGGCGGTTACGGGCGGAGCGGCGTGCCGGACTTTTTGATTTGTTTACGAGGGAGGTTTTATGCGATAGAGTGCAAAGCGAACGGTGGGAAGACCACCGCACTACAAGATAAGCACCTTGCGGATATTCGTGGCGCAGGGGGCGTGAGTTTAGTAATCCACGAAGCAAACGTAGAGAACCTACGCAAGGAGTTACAACATGACTATGAGTGCAAAGATTCGCCGTTATCTGGCGAAGGGTACGAGCATCGCTGAAATCGCTAAGCGATTGGGCGTCTCAAAGAATAACGTCTGGACTGTCATCTGGAAGGAAAAGCAGAAGGCAAAGACAGCGAAGCCCGAAGCAAAGCCCGAAGAGAAGCGGAAGCCGGGGCGACCGAAGAAGGCGACAGAGCAGATGACGATCGAGGAGTGGGCGGGTGAAACGAAGCCTGACCCCGTGAACCATCCCCCGCACTATCGTGACGGCGGTATCGAAGTCATCGACTTCATCGAAGCCAAAGATTTGAACTTCCGACTTGCCAATGTGGTGAAGTATGTGAGCCGTGCGGGTAAGAAGAACTCCGACCCTGTGCAGGACTTGGAGAAGGCTGCGTGGTATCTCAAGCGCGAGATTGACGCAAGGAAGGGCGCATGAATTCTTTAGTAAAAGATTTACAAGACGAATATAAGGATATTCTGCTTGCTCCCGTAGACGAACTTTACCTCACGGTCCGCACTACAAATTGTTTGGCGGCAGAAAAAATTAAATACGTTGGGGATCTTGTACAGCGAACTGAAAAAGAATTGTTCTTGATCCCAAACTTGGGTAAGAAGTCTTTAGATGAGATAAAAGAAGTATTGGCGGGTTTCAATTTGAGTCTAAACATGAAAATGTCGGAGTGGCCTCCAGAGGAAATAAAGTCCTCACAGGTTGATCCTGATATAAAAGGTCAGGTTAAGAGCAGTCTTAACTACGCGCTGCGCTGCGCTGCTGATAAAGCACACGCTAATTGCGTGAGCAATGACCCTGACAAAGCACAGGCATATGTCGGTATCGTCACAGATATTTTATGGTTGTTAGGGGAGTTGCAGAAGCCATGATCCGTGCCATCAGACGGTGGTGGCGACAGCGCAAATACAATGTCACACGGGAGTGGGGGCGAGTCCCCCCTCCCAACTGGCGGTGTGCAAGAAGTGGGAGGGAATACTGGTGAACGAGCCAAGAGGTATGGAGTACAGCAAGGACAGGCTGAACCAAGAGATACGCGACTTGTTGCGTGAGAACTCGCTGCACAAGAACTCGCTGTTCCTCAAGGACAAAGAACTGATTGTCCTGAAAGACAAACTGGCGGAAGCCGACAGCACGATTGATACTCTGAGCGTCATACTTGGAGTTGTGCTGCTGATGTCCGTCGTCGGGTTTTTGTTTGCTGTGACGCAGTGG